GTGAGGGATAGTGGGTTTGGGTACATGGCAAGTGGTGTTACTGGGGGGGTGTTAACCGATGAGGCGCGTGTCAGTTTCTGGCGCGCCTTCGGTATTACGCCGTCAGCCCAGGAAGCACTTGAAAGCATGGACCCAGGGTTCAACTATGCAGAGTACTCGGCCTGGACAAAACAAGCAATCAACAATTACAAATCCGACTACGCAAACCTACTAGCAATATGGCGAGGCGCAAGAACCGTGGGGGACAGCGCTCCCATCTCGCCAGCTCCAACCAACAGTCCAGTCTCCCTCGAGGAGGCTCCGTTGTCTCCGCCCCCTCGGGCGTGAGCATGCAATACCGCCGACCATCACAGTACATCTCTTCTGTGGCCGGGGGCATACGCGTCAGAAACACGGAACTTATCAACAACATAACCTCAGCGTCGGCAGCTACATCCAAAACGTATGCCGCTATTGGGTCAAACTTCGTCAATTTCCCTTGGCTATCGGCTCTTGCTCGCAACTACAGCAAGTTTCGTGTGCACGCGTTGAAGATTTACCTTATTAGCTCCTGCCCATCGACGCAGAGGGGTAATGTGGCGCTAGGGTGGTTCTCTGACTTGAATGACGCGACATACTGGTTCACCTCAGGCACAACTGAGGCTATTTATCAGACCCGCCACAACGTCTCCGGCCCCTGTTGGGCCGGTGACGGAGAGCATGTCGTTATGACGATCCCTCCCTCTGAGTTCACCCGGTACACAACGAACCCTTATAAGCGTATTGGCGTTGCAGTTAATTCTGATGGGTACAACCAGTTAATGGCTGGTACCATCGGTTTCCAGTTGGGCTCGAATGGTTCAGGGAGCAGCCTTTCTGTTGGTGGTTTGTTCGTCGAGTATGATATTGAACTCGTCGATTCAGTGCCCAATGGATTTGATGCCCTTTCCGCTCAGACCTGTGACCCACCCTACTGCATTCCACCCCCCGTTTTGATTCCGGATCCAGTCCCAGATAACAACTAAGTGCCATTCTCCACGCCCTTCTTGGGTACAGACATCAAAACCTGGTTTTAGTACTGCCTCCGAGGAGGATTTGGAACCGACTGGTCTAGATGGATGTGCCCTGTAGCCCTGGCTGGGAGCACTGCTACCAAACCCTCGATGAAGCTCGGGGGTCGGTCCTCACAGGCCACCTATAGGGATATAGGTGGGGGTCCTGGTGAGCGTCACATATTCTTCGAC